TAGCTACGTTGCTTTGGATTTGCAGGGCTCGGCGGTACTGCAGTTCCAAGTAAAAGAACTGCTAGAATCGCAAGGACGTTGGGCAGATACGTTGGTCTCTCCTCCCCGACCGGTGCGCTCGGCGGCGATCGGTCGCTTTATGCAACGAGTTAACAACGAACAAACTTACCAAATCCTCAGCTTCACCCAAGATGCGTTGGATAGCTTAGAGGCCTACGCCAAGCCGGGGCGGATTTTGGTGCTGCAGCCTACGGGCGCATCTACCGTACTGCAGCGAGCTTACGATCCTCACACTCACCCACCTACGGTAACTAACTGTATCGAGGCTTCTGAAGGTAAACTGTACTTCGACAACACTCCGGGCTTCGTGACCGGCCAGGTAGTCTATGTGAGTACTTCGGGCACCGACCTGCCCGCGCCGCTTTCCGAACTGCGACCCTACTGGGTACGGGTGTTTCCCAATAACGTCGTCACCTTACATACTTCTTTTGAGGGCGCTACGGGGAATGTGGTGACTCTGGATAAAGTGACCTTTACCAACCTGGGGTCTGCAGGCGCCACGTTGACCCTGACACCAAATGTAGCCCGGTTGAACCTAAGCACTACTACGGTTAATACAAACGACGATATTATTACGCTACACGACGGCACGGATGAAGTGGAGTGGCCGTTCGCAACCGGAGACGAGGTGCGTGTGAGTGTTACCGGTAACAACGCCGCTTTACCCGGCGGCTTGAACGCTAATACCGGCTACTTCGTCCGGAAGGTAAACAACACGGGTACTCAGATTAAGTTGTTCGCCAGCCGCAACAACGCTCTGAACAACACCAACCCGATCGACATCACTTCCACCGGTACGGGGATGCTACATGTGGCCTTGCAACAGCCACAGCTCGGCTTGGGAAGCAACGCCGGTGAATTGGAAGTGGTAAGCTATCCGTTCTCCCACGACGGCTACCCGAGCATTATGGTGCGGGGGAGAACCGAATTGCACTCCGGTAACTTTGCTTGCCGTTTCCGGGAACCGAACACGCCCGGCCAACAATACTACACGTTCCAGGTAACGTTCATCCCGACCGAGGCGGTGATACCTAACGACGTCTACCCCGTGACGGTGGGCGATGGCCCGGACCTGGCCGGTATGATGATCGTACACCGACGCAATCGGAATTGGTTGGATGTGGCCGTATTTTCACCTACCAACGCTTCCGACCCTAATCCCCGCTTGCGCTTAATGAAGTCGACCGGGGTGAAGTTGCGCTTCGGGGAAAGAAACGCTACGGACAACTTAGATTTCATTCCCAACTCCCGCTTCGGCGTGGGGTTGGCGAGAGCTGCGTTTGCCATCGGTCAGGTGGTGCCGGAAGGTCGAGAAACCAACACCGCTCCCGATCCGTTGCGGGCGTTTCCGCCCGGGTTGCCGGCAGTGGAGATTCTGAACGGCTTAGCCAGAGCGATCCGTGGAAACGCCGCCGTTAAGGACATCATCGGGGAAGTAAGGGTCAATATGACCTCTTTACCCTACAGCTTGACCTTTGAAACCAACTTTTCCGGCGCCAGCGCCAACCGGGTGCGGTATCGGGTGAAGCGTTACTGGATCGCTACGGGATCTATTAGCACCGATCCCCAAGATGTGTTGCTCGGTCCCGCTTCCGGCACACAACCCGGGGGTGTGTTTGACGGGGTGTACCGGCGGGCAATCGACGGGGCGGACCCGATGCTGTACGCCAGCCGCATCCTGTACGATGCTAACGGACGTCCCTTGGTGTTGGTGCGGGCTCTGAGCCCCGGTCGCCAAGGTAACAATATCCGCATAAGTATTCGTCCTATGCCTCCAGGGCAGTGGCGTTTGGAGGTTTACGACGATAACAATGCGGCTAACGTACGTCCTCTGCCGGCGGAAGCTTATGTTATGAGTAACTACAACGTAGACCCCCAAACCGCCGAGTTCCAAGAGACATTAGAAAGCCGGATGGTGCGTTGCTACTTCATTCCCCTCTTGAACGCTAAAGGGGAGCCGATGGCGAAGAGCATTTACGATTTAACACCACAGCGTTTGGCGCCGCCGGTTGACGATGTGGAAGATTTGCTCGATCCTAAACACGTCTCTCACCGGGGGTTGACCTACCTACGAAATATATATCTGCAAGGCGGTAAGGACCCCCTGGACTACGACCCGTTACGTCCGCAAGAGCGCGACGTGGTGCAGGCCGTGCGGCGGCTAGAACAGGAAGATATAGCGATTTTGGCGCTGCCCGGCGTGACCGTACAGGATGCCCGCTACGAGGCGGCCGTATCCGAATGTATTCGGCAGGCGGAAAACTCCACCGTCATCAACGGGTTGCGGATTGCCGTGTTGCAGGCGCCGCCGGAAGTAAACGCAAGCCGGGCGGAAGCCATCTCCAGGATGGTGGTGCGCAGCGACCGGGTAGTTATCTTGGCCGGACACGTTACTATGGCCGGTTATCGTCAACTGGGAATCAACCAAGTGCCGGCAGACGGCTACTACTGCGGTACGTTGGCGATGATTCAACCTCACTTCTCACCGGCCGCTGCCAGCGTAGCACCTCCGTTGGTGGGTGTAGTGACGACCGACACCAAGAATACGCCGGCAACCCTCGACGCTATTACCCGGGCCGGGTTGGAAGCGGTTTACTACGACCCCGGTTTGCGGCAGTATAAGTTCTTGAACGGCATTACTACTTCTCTCAACCCCGCGCAACGGTATGTGTGCGTAAGGCGGCAGGTGGATCAGATGATTACCGACTTGGCCGCTTCGTTGCAGTGGGTACGTTCTATGCCGCACACCTTCGAGTTGCGACGGTTGGTGGCCAGCTCGGTGGACGCCTACTTGCGACAGTTGGTGCGCGAAGGACGTATCTACGGATTCCGACCCACCATCTGCGACGAAAGCAACAACACGATGATGGATATAGCACAAGGGCGGATGAACATCAGGATCACCTATACGCCTATCTTCCCCGCCGATTTCATCCGGGTAGATTTGGTGCGGGATTTGACGTCAGACTTTTCCGTCAGCACCGCTGCCGGTCAATTGTAATCTTTAAGGAGGTAAAGTTATGGCAGACGTCATCACTCGTCCAACGGTTACCAGCAGCGGTTCTCCGGTTTCTACGGTTTACGGCGCTGCGGTTAACAATGCCCTGCTCGACCCGATACAAGGCTTCGATGCGGATGTGTACGTGGTCGACCAGGCGACCGGGGCCTACCTGTTGGTAGGGCGTTTCGTCAGCATTCAAATCACGATCCGGAACGCCACCGAGACTTACTTGGAGTTGAACCAACGGGTGCCTCGTTTCCTCGACGGCGAATTTCAAATCGGTTGGGTGCTGGAGCGAGGTCACCTGGATCACCGGGTGCTGGAATACACCTTCGGCATTAGCGCCATCAACCGGGAGCTGCGGCTTAACCGTTCGCCTCGTTTCCAAATTACTTTCCAAATCCTAGCACCGGAACTCGACCAAGACCCGCAAGGTTATTCGGGAATTCTGCAGACCGCAGGGGCTTATGAACAAGGTGAAACGGTAATCGGCAACGGTGAGATCTATTTCGCTCGTTCCGGGGCGGCGAAATATAACCGCCGGCGGGCAAGCGGTCAGTATGTGCTGACCTTCTGTAAGGTGGATTCTCTGAGCATCGGGGCGATGGCAGGTCGTTCTGTAATCGCTAACCGCTGGGAGGGGCTTGCGGAAGGTATCGAACAGGTGAACCGCGTCAACGTCTGGGCCGGTACTTCTTTGGATAAGGCATCTACGGCCGCCAGCGCTCTGCGTACGGCCTCTCCGGCTAATCAGCCTTCTTTGATCGGATTTCCGAAGGGGCTGCAGGGCTCTCGAGGGTTGTTCGACTTCTTCTTCGATCTCTTTACCGGTGGCAACGCTGCTGCTAACAGCGTCGGGACCGATAACAATTGGAGTAACCCTGTATCTCTTTAACCGTTAATCCCGGGGAGGGCCGGACGGATGTTGGTAACGTGGTTACAAGGCGCTATGTCGGCGGTATTGATCATATTCTGTATGTACTTAATTACCGTCGGCAACCGGGCAGAAAGCGCTTGGACCCTGTTATCCAGCATTATAGCTTACTGGATGCCCTCTCCTACTACCCAACAAACGATGCGAGGACAGCAGAGCGATAAACATCTCTCCTCTTAACGCTTATGGAACGCCTGCACGTTCCGGTGTTAATACAATTCGTAGAAGCGGTGCGGCTACAAGGAGAAGCGCCCAACGCACCGCGGACAAACTTGCGCTTGGAAATCAGTAGCCCCAGCACTAACCTGCCGGGATATTATCAATCTCTACAACGCACGTGGGTAATCCCCGTTAGCGAGACGGGGTTATTGCAGCTCGAATTACTACCCAGCCGATACCTAAACTCTCCTCGACACTACCGTGTACGCCTGTTTCGCTCGGGAAACACCCAGCCGGAAGCGGTGCAGATTTGGGATGTGCCGGCGGTGTATAAATACCAACACTTGGACTTGGTAAGAAGTAATCAAACCTACGATGAACTGCCGCCGGAAGTGTTCGCCGGTGTGGAGGTGCCGGGTTATAGCGGGTGGCGACTGCAACAGCTGGGTATCCTGTGGGGTGACCCCGGTACGGCTCCGCCTTTGGGAACATCGTACAGTCTCAAGTACCTGCTACCTCTGAGCCTGGCGGACATCGTTAAACCGCAGTAGGGAGGTAGGTTCGTGATCGGACTGCAGTACGACCCCTACTACGCCACTCAACTGGCGGGGCGGGTTGATGACCTACCCGGAGACGTGTATCGCACTCCCGAAGGTAGGTTGGCTACAATAGCCGAATCTAGGGATTATCTCAGACGGCAAGGTAACATTCCCGAAGGGTATTTGACTTACGTCACCCAACGGGTACGCTTCGGCTTAGAAGTAGGACCCTACCGCCCGTTCTATCCGGAAGCAATATACCGTCCCGACCGGCCCTTTGAGCCGGTGTTCCTGATGCCGACCCGCCTCGGACAAGAGTTCTTTGAAGCAACTCGCAAGGAAACGCTCCCCGTCACCCTCTACGAAGACCTGTACCGGGCGAGGATGGGAAAGCCCGCTCCGGAAGCCGTTAAAGCAATGGATAGGGCCCTGGGTACGCCGGGGTTGGGAGAGAGGATTAATCGCTTTTTGCAGATTCCCGTCTACCGGGAAGGACGGGGTTTAATCGGTTCGGGGTTGGCGGGGTTCGGTAGGTTGATCGATCAAACTCTGTTGGGCTACGACGAGTTCGAAAGGAAAGTGCGGGAGCGGAAAGGACAATACAAGGGCGGGATCGGTAAATACATGCGGGGAGAGCCCGACTTTCCTAAAGGCCCGTTTGAGAGCGGCGGTGAGTACCTGTACGACGTAGGGTTGGCAACCGCCACCGCAGTCACCTTCTATCTGGGAGTGTCGCTGCCGCTTAGCTACTTGTTTACCAGCTCCGTACAGACCTTAATCGAAGATGCTTTGAACACCGATGCGCTTATCGGCCAGAACGCTAACTACGAAAGGAAGTCTTGGTTAAATCGCTGGACGAGATATTTAACAATCGGACAGAAGAATGCCGACTTGTTCGATCAATCCATCCGGGATTACGTTGCCAGCGGCCTGAAGGCAGATCAATCCTATAGGTTGGTGACCGAATACGACCCGGAAGATCGCTTTGGCGCTTGGTTGTCTACCGGCATTAACGTCAGTCGCCGCTTTAGCCAAGGGATTTTTGAAAGGGTAATGGCGCCGGTGCTGCGGGGGATGGTGCAGTTCGATGAAACGGATTTGAGTAAACAAGAGAAATTTGAGCTGGCGCTGGCTCGGTTTTCGCAAAAGTTAGCGCAACCGATTGTGATTTCTTATAGCAGCGGAGGCCCCTTCGGTAAGTTCACCGTCAGCGGGATTAGCTACGAAGAACGAGTAGAACAACTGGCGAGCTTGATGGATGAGATCGCCGGGTTTATCCCTCTTAACCCCCTGCGATGGATTCCTAAGGTGCGGGAGGCACTGGGGTTAAAACCGATTAAAGAAACCCAAACCCCGATGCTGGCAGACTTGATGTCCTTTGAAGCTATATCGATA